CGCATGGGGTGCAAAAGCCATTGCCAACTGCAAGCCCACTAACTCAGTGGCAGACGCATCCACTTTCCTTGGGGAACTACATCGTGAGGCTTTGCCTCACCTTATAGGATCCCAAACATGGAAAGCAAGAACTCTAACCACGCGTAATGCGGGGCACGAGTACTTGAACGTAGTGTTTGGATGGCTTCCCCTCGTTCACGACATTCGTTCGTTTGCGAATGCCGTGCATCGATCTAACACTGTTCTCGAACAGTATGAGAGAGATGCAGGAGGGGTAGTTCGTCGTAAGTACCACTTCCCTACGAAAACATCCACGGTAGAAAGCGTCATTCAAGTTGGGGCCGTACCATACGGACCCAACACGACGGACGCCTATTCCACGGATGTAGGGGACTTGGTTAGGACCCGTGAGACGGTCCAGGAGCGGTGGTTTAGTGGAGCATTTACTTATCACCTTCCGAACGGAAATGACTACCGTTCGGGAATGATTCGTGATGCCCTACGCGCCAAGAAACTTCTTGGCATAATCCCCACTCCTTCCACATTGTGGAACCTTGCCCCCTGGAGCTGGGCCACAGATTGGTTTCTCAATACAGGAGATGTTATTTCAAATCTCACTGATTGGGCAACCGATGGTCTGGTTATGCGGTATGGGTACATGATGGAACATACCATCGTGAGAGATACCTACACCCTCACGAAGCCAGGGCTTTCGAGCCCTGGTGTACGTGTGCAACCTCTAACCTTGGTCACTGAGACCAAGATGAGAAGGAAGGCTAACCCCTTTGGTTTTGGCCTCACCTGGAGCGGATTGTCACCGCGCCAGACGGCCATAGCTGTTGCCTTGGGTCTTACCCGAGGCAAATAGCAGGACGATATCGCCCTGCATCAACCACCAATGTTCAGGAACGTAAAAACTTCCTGGACGTAAGGAGTAGTGCCTATGTCATATACCGACCCACAGACTGTCACCATCAGTGCAGTCACAACGCCGCTTCCCCGCACAAGTGTGGGGAACAACGGCAGTGAGTACACGAGTGCTGACGGTCTCATCAAGCTCAGCGCAAACTCCGCCTACGGGCGGAGGACGCGCCGAGTCCTGAGGATCGACCATTCGAAGCTGACCACGGATCCGTTCATCCCCACGCAGAATGTCAAAGTGTCGATGAGTAACTACATCGTCTTTGACGTTCCGCCGGTGGGATACACGGCTACCGAGGCTCTTGCGGTTTACACGGGTTTCAAGACCCAGTTCTCCGCCAGCTCCGATGCGCTCATCACCAAGCTTCTTGGCGGTGAGTCGTAGCTTGAAAGTACGCGGTTCTATTGTTCCGCGTGGACAGAGTGAGGGCAACCCTTGGGTTGCCTTCACATTTAATCTCAAAGCCCATGGGTTTTGGATTACTGTCCTCACTATCAAGCGTGGTATCGAGGTAGAGTTCACTCTGTTTTCAGAGCGGACAAACTAACTCGATGTCTGTGGCCTAGGCTAAGGAGAAGTTAACCTCTATTTAAGGAGGGCTTCTGAAAAGCCTAATGCTACTCTGGAAGGTGATGGCCAGTGAATGCGCCATCAGATGTTGCACTAGCGCCACCTTGGACTCCAAAAGAGTCCAAGCGCGGTGCGAACATGAGGGGTTGTCGTTTCTGACGATAACCCTACCTGAATTTGGAAAAGACTTCCAAAAAAGTCTTGACCAAGGACAGGTCGATCGACATCTTTTCGCTGGTTTCCAGCGGAAAGCAGAGCTCCCCCGATTTCTCGGAGGTTTTCTGGATCGTGTGTTCGACCGCAGCAGCGGACGGTTGCTGGACGAACCGTGCATAGATTCAATTCTTTCCATCCGTCAACTAACGTTGATGTTTGGCAAGATGGATCTCCCTTGCAGTGATGCGAGGGTAAGATCCGCTATGCTCGGTTTTCTCCAGTGTGAGAAGGACATCAAGCAGTCCGACCAGACACGGACACATCTCATGAGAGATGAGTTCGCGAAGGTTGGATCGTTGCTTTTCCGGGATGTATTTACTCAAGTAGATAGTGATATCTACGAAGGCAAGTACATTCCGAAGCACGTACCTGGTTCAACTGCTGAAATCATTCTGGGAAACCAGAAGTATCAGCAGAAGACCTGGCCTGCGCGTCTGGGTCATCTCTTCCGTATGGATGAGATGCTTCTTCCAAATGGTCGTTACTACGATCTTTTGGACCAGACTGATGTCCTCGAACCCGGTTCAGAGATACCCGTAAGGGTTATCACTGTTCCTAAAACGCTGAAAACACCCCGTATCATCGCCAAAGAACCTGTCGCTATGCAGTACGCACAGCAGGCAGTCCGAGGCGTGATACGCGATCGTCTAGAGAGGGATGACATCCTCTCTAGCTTTATCAGTCCCTTAGACCAAACCCCTAATCAGGTTTTGGCTAAGACAGGATCCCTTTATGGGACCCTGGCCACACTAGACCTTAGTGAGGCTTCTGATCGTGTTTCCAATCAGCTCGTACGTGACTTGTTCCGTTCATGGCCCTGGTTGAATGGGGCCGTGGACGCAAGCAGGTCACGGAAGGCTGAACTCTCCGTAAGCGGAATTAAGCATCATCTCCGTCTTGCGAAGTTTGCGTCTATGGGTTCAGGTCTCACTTTCGACATCGAAGCCATGGTTTTTCTTACCTTGGTTTTCGTTGCCGTTCAGCGTGACCTCAACCGTGCGTTGACCCGACGGGA